GGGGCTTTTTTTATTATCTTTGTGGCTGAAGAAAAATTTGTGCTGATATGAAAAAACTTTTAATTTTTGCCACGATGGTGGCTACATCGATTATATTTGGACAAATTCCTGTATCATATTCTGAAGGAAAAAAAACATCAGTAACTCCTGTTGAAAATTTTGATGTAAATATACCCAAATATAAAACAGCTGGGGAAATTTTAGGTTTGGTAGGGAATAGAATATATGCGTTACCTTTGAATAAGGATTACAATGAAACGGGTTATGGGTATATGGGGATATACTACTTAACCAAAGAAAAATATAAAGGATTAAATAAAGTTTATAAGCCTGGAGAATATAGACCTGTAAATATTAAAGATGATTATAATAATTTATTAGTAGGGAAGTATTTCAAAGTAGAAGAGATAAAGTTTGGAGGTTATAAAGAAATTACTCCTGAAAAATGGGATGAAGAAAATAAATCTACAGTTTCATTATATGGGGTAGAAATATATATTACAGATGAAAATAATAATGAAAAATTTAAAATAGAAAGTAGATCGTTAAAGCATTTTGTTGCGGAAAAATATTTTGAAAATATGAAATCAAGATATTTAGGAAAAGCTTTTATAAGAGATATGTATAAATATAATTATAATCCTAAAAAAAGTTACAAAGATGTTTATGAATCTAAATATTTTGATCCAAAAGAAATTGATAAGAAAGATTTAATAAAAGTAGTTGCTGTAGAATATACTTTTAATTCTTATTCATCATACCCAAATCTTACACTAAAATTTGATAATTACCCTGCACAAAGTTTAGATAGTTTTAGTTTAACTCCATTTGATGAGTATCAAAATTATTATTTAGGTTATCAAAATTATAAAAACAAAAGAGCAGAAGAGGAAAAACTTGAAAAAATAGCCCAAGAAGAACAATATGAAAAAGAGAGGATAGAGCAGGAAAAAATTTGGGAGAAACAAAGAAATGAAAAGCATGCGAGATTGATTAAAAAATACGGCAAATCTATAGCAAAAGAAATGATGGATGGTTATGTTCGTATAGGTTGGACTAAAGAAATGTGTATAGAGTCTTGGGGAGAGCCTGAGAGAATAAATAAAACAACAAGTAAATATTATATTTCAGAACAGTGGGTGTATGATGGTGGGAGTTATTTGTATTTTGAAAACGGCAAATTAGTTACTATTCAGAATTAAAAAATCAGCTACCAATATTTGGTAGTTGTTTTTTTATTCTTATATTTGCAACAGCTAAATGAAATAAGAGACAAGGGAGAGTCTTCATAAAATCCCATTTAATTTTAATATAGGCTTAGCCTTGATAAGTAGTGGTTACAATTCCCTTGTGTCTTGTTTTGTTTAGCGACCCACGAAAGTCAAGGTTTTTTTTGTTTTCGTGGTTTTAAAGGGAATTTAATTTAAATTTTTATAAAATGCTAAACAAAACAACAATTGCACAACCTGTGAAGCGTAGTAGCAGAGTGCTTAGAAGAAAGGAAATTGTTAATATCCATCGTTCAGTTCCGCTTTTAGAGGCGGTAAGGATAGAAATGATGAAAGACAATAAGTGGCGGAAGTATTTCAACAAACCAACTAATGTTTTTCAGTTCGTAAAGGATAATAAAGGGAGCATCTCAGCCCGTATGATAGAAACAGGAGCTTTCAAGGTTTCGTTCAGTTCGGATGCCACAGGGAGAACAGCGTTTGCCTACGGAAAAACCTTTGAGAAGGCTTATCAAAATCTTATTCGTAATTTTAACGAAAAATATCTTGCGGCATGAACGAGTTTAATGATAAACTAAGCATTTGGCTGGACTTTCAGCGGGATTTCTTTACAAAAAATGATGTTCAGGAAGAACTGCTGGACCTGCCCTTAAGGCTGAAAGATAATACCGCTTCGGGGAAAGATTTAGAACTACTTAGAGAAATGTGCCAGCGTTTTTTGAGGCTTTCTTTCGTGGTTACCAAACACCCGAAGGAATTAGATAAATTGATACATTATTTAGACTCTGAGTGATGGAAGATTACAAAGAAAAGATAAAAGAGCTCATTTCAAGGCATTATTCTCCGCAGTTTTCGGGGGGAGATAAGTATCTCTGCAGCACTGGGAAAATCCTTTCCATGTGCCGGGGGATTATTCCGCAGCATCCGATTACGGAGCATGATATTTACGATGCCATGAAAGAGTTGGGGTTCAGAATAGAACTGCAGGTCATTACGGAAGAGGTGATGGTTTCTCCTGGCAACAGAAAGAAAGGGATTCCTCCAAAAATTGAAGAACAGGAAGTAAGCAGAGAATTCCTCTGGGTGCTGTATGAAAAATACACTCCAGAAGGTGTTCTCACAGAAAATATCGGATAACAAGCAGTTTTTTGCTTCGCCCAGTAATAGAATGAAAACTATTGCTGGGCATTTTTTAAAAATTCATTAACTTTGAAATATGGAATACAGAGATGAATTAGAAATAGCACAAAAAGCAGAGCAGATGCTCACGGGTGCTATTCGTAATAAAACCAATTCTTTTGCGGACCACTACAACAGGAAAAAAGAAGACGAACCAAGTCTCAAACAGGCATCTGCTAAATCCTATGTAAAAAAATATGGCAGGAAGAAAGACGGGAACCAGCAGATTTTCTTGCGTAGGCTGGTTATTCGTATGGCTCGGCATGGATTTGTCCAGCACTATGGTGTCAATAGTCTGCGTGCTGGTGGGTTTAGAAAATCCAAATTAGGGAATTCATATCACTATGATGCCCACGATATGGAGATGAGAGCCCAGCCATTCATAGGAGATGCTATCAAACAAAGTGATGTAGTAGAGTTTGTTTCTCAGAATGTAGCAGAACTCAGAGCAAAGAATTTCGCTGAAGAGCTTATATTTCCTATTTCTCATTTTGCCAAATAAAAATAATTGCTTATTTTAGAGGTGTGAAAAGCACAACTATCGTTTTATGAAGAAATTTTCGTAAACGAGAAATAACGAAACATTCATAACATTTACACTTGAACAATTGCGGACTGAGTTTTCAGTCCGTTTTTTTTGTCCTTTGGAGAGAAACAGAAAAAATCAATCTTTGGGAATTAAAGATTGAACATGGCAAAGAATGTATCTACAACAATAGTTTTAAAGGTAAACGGAAAAGATGTTGAAAATTCTTTCAGAGGGTTAAGCAAAGAAGTTAGAAGTTTAGAAAATGAACTAAAAGAGCTCACACCAGGAACTGAAAGGTTCATGAGAAAAGCTGCGGAACTCAAAGAAGTAAAAGAGCATTTTTCTAGAGTAAAAGGCGAGATTGATGCTGTAAGTGGCAGACTGAAGGAGTCAGAGGGCTTTTTAGGAAAATTACGCTCCAAACTTTCTGATGTAGGGCTTGGCTTTGGAGCTATCGGTGCAGGTTTGGCTGGTCTCCATCTAAAAAACACAGCAGAAGAACTGCTCAAAGTTTCTGATGCCATGGCGGATGTTCAGAAGACTACGGGCATGGCGCTGGACGAAGTGAAACAGCTCTGGGAGGCTTTTGATGATATGGACACTAGAACCTCCAAGATGGACAGGCTCAAGATTGCCGAAGTGGGCGGTCGTCTTGGTGTTCCCAAGGAGGAAATGGCATCTTTCGTTCAAGAGGTAGACAAGGCGTATGTTGCCCTGGGAGATTCTTTCGATGGCGGTTTAGAGGGCGTGGTAGATTCTTTAGGAAAAATCAAAGGATTGTTTGAGGAGACCAAAGGACAGAGCTATGCTGATGCTATCAATGGGGTAGGTTCTGCCTTGAATGAACTTGCTGCATCGGGAACAGCCAGCGAGGGGAATATTTCAGATTTTGCTCTTAGAATAGGTGCTTTGCCCGATGCACTGAAACCATCTATTGATAAAGTCTTAGGGCTTGGTGCAGCGTTTGAAGAATCTGGGGTAGATTCTCAGATAGCGGCTTCGGGATATTCTAATTTCATGAAGGTGGCAGGGGAGAACATCGGATTGTTTGCTCAGTCTATGCATATGTCCACGGCGGAGGCGAAAGAATTGTTTAATACCAATCCAGAAGAATTTTTCTTAAGGTTTTCCGAGGGAATGCGTGGTGTAGAAGCCACAAAGACGGTTGAAATTTTTGACAGCCTTGGTATAAAATCACTGGAGGTTCAGAAGGCAGTCGGTGCAGCTGCCAATAGAACCGATGAATTCAGAGCTGCTATGGAAAGGTCTGGCAAGGCAATGGCTGACGGAACTTCCCTTTCAGATGAATTTAGCAAGAAGAATAACAACGCAGCTGCAGTCGTAGAAAAGCTGAAAAATGCTTTTGCGGATATGTTTACTTCTAATAATATTATCAATCTTTTTGAAGATGTGATCCGTGTGATTGGCTTCATTACAGGTGTAACCAAGGAGGCGGGAGACGGCATAAGGGAATTTAAAGATAGGCTTGCTTTTTTAGCAAAAATCATCGGTGTGATGGTTACTGCTATGGTCAGTTACAAGGCGGCAATGTATCTCATCGCTCTTTCTACCCAAAAAGCCTACCAGCAGACCATTCTCTATAATGTAGTCCAAAAGGCTAAAATGGTGATAGATAATGCAGCGAAAGGCGTAACCTTGCTATATGCAGCAGCAAAGGCTACACTTTCGGGAAATACTGCTGGAGCAACTGCAGCAATGAGAGCCTTTAATATGACTACTAAAATGAACCCGATTGGTTTATTAGTCGCAGCGGTAATGGCGGCGGTAGCAGCATATAAACTTTATCATAAGGAAGTAGATGCATCTACACAAAAGCAGAAAAATCTAAATGATGCTTTTGTAGAGGCAGAAAAAAGTATTGTTTCTCAAAAAAATGAGCTGGACCAGCTTATGAAAACTGCCAGAGACGAAACTTTATCTAAAGAAAAAAGGCTGGAGGCTATTAGAAAACTCAACGAAATTTCTCCAGAGTATTTAGGTTTCTTGAATTTAGAAAACATCAATACTCAAGAAGCCACTAAAGCGGTCGATAAATACACCGAGCATCTCCTAAAAATGGCAAGAGTAAAAGCACTTACAGCCAAAATGGATAAAATAGGAGAGCAGATTATTGATAAAGAAAACGAATCACTGGGCGAAAACCTTGGGCTTATTGATAAAGCAGCTAATAAAATAAGTAATTTTTTTGGAGGAAAAGATGTTGTAAATCTTGATAAAAATGAAGCTGTTCAATATCAAAAATGGCTGAAAGCTGTAGGAAAAAAACGAGCAGATGAGTTAAAAAAAGAATATGCTCATGTTTATGAACAAAGAAAGCAAGATGTACAAGGTTTAACTGACCAGCAGAGAGCACTTGCAGAGGAAATAAAAAAAATACAAGGAGAAGAGGGAGGAACCGCTCCTGCTTCTAATAAACCAGTAAATAGTGCTGTTGCTGGTCCTGCAAAAACTAAAACTCCTAAAAAAGATTCCAGCGCAGACAAATCAAAATCGGCTTATGAAAAATCTTTAGAGGAAAAAAGAAAATATGATAAAGAACTTCTGGACGCTCATAGAAAATACGAAGATGAAAGGGAAAAAATTCAGCTCGAAGGTTATGAGAAAGAAAAACGGCTTTTGGAAACTGAGCACAATCGGAATTTAGAAGATATCGAGAATCAGAATAAAGAAAAGAAAGATGCCATTGCTAAAGTAGAGCGAGAGATTTCTGATTTCCAAAAAGCAAAAGCAGGAGCAAGTCCTCAAGCTCAAAAGAATTATGATGCTGCGATTCAGAATAAAAGAGAAGAAATCGCAGTTATCAACTCCATTATTGCGCAGAATAATAAAATCAAAGAGCAGATGGAGCATACACATCAGCTGAAAATAAAAACGATTGATGAAAAAGTAGAGCTTGAAAAACATCAGCGTGATATCACAAACTTACAGAAGGAAGCGGCTCTTATTCATGAAAAGAATGAGAATGAAATCACAGAAATTAAAACCATGGCAGAGGCAAGGGAAAAACTTGCCGAGATGGAATTTTTGAAACTCAGTGACCAAGAACTGAAAAACATTCATACGCTAGAAGACGCCAAAAAAGCATTGAGGGAAAATGCAAACAGAGCTGCATTACAGGCACAGATAGAACTCTTCAAAAAAGAGCAAAAAATATTGGAGGATTTACTCAGTAATCCCAATGTTTTTTCTGAAAAATCAGTGCAGGAACTCAAAGAAAGAATAGCATCTATTACTACAGAAGTCAATAAATTGAATGCTGCTAAGAATGGAAATGAAGTAGGTGATGAATCCCAAATCCAGAAAGATGCCCGTAAGGAAATGGACAAAGTCGATATTCTTGGGTTTTCGGTTACACAGTGGAGCGATACTTTCAAAAACCTAGACACTACGGAGCGCAAGCTTCAAGCTGTAATGATGGGCGTGCAGGCGTTGAAAAATGCATTTTCTCAGTTTTCTGAACTTCAGCAAAGACTTAACGAGCGAGAACTCAGAAGTTTTACCAAAGGGCAGGACAACAAGAAGAAAGAGCTTCTGCGACAGCTGAATGAAGGCTACATTAACCAGGAACAATATCATAAAGGTGTCCAGCTGTTAGAGGAGGAAACCGATGCGAAGAAAGCTGAACTGGCAAACAGACAAGCTAAAATTCAGAAAGCAATGGCGATTGCACAGATTGCTATCAATACAGCTCAAGCAATTATCGGAATATGGGCGCAGGTTCCTAAGTTTGATTTTGGTATTTCCGCTGGGGTTCTTACTGGTGTGGTGTCGGCTTTGGGTGCTGCGCAGATTGCAGCGGTTCTTGCTCAGCCAGATAGTTTTGACAAAGGTGGTTTTACAGGTGGGGGCTTTGGTTCTCCAGATAGTTCTGGATTCAGACCAGCGGGAATAGTCCACGAGAACGAATATGTCACTCCTAAATGGATGCTTCAGAATCCAGTGGTTGCTGATGTAGTAGACTGGATGGAAAGTATCCGAACAGGCAGAACACAAGCGCCAAGAGGCTACGCAGAAGGAGGTTTTACAGGCGGAGGACAGACTTCGGGAGGGGATGTTCAGACTCCTGCAACGGCTCAGATGGTTTTAGGAGCAGAAATGCAGCCAATTTTATCAGACTTGAAACAAGTTCTTTCCGAACTAAAAGAAAACGGAGTAGAAGCGTGGATGGTAGAGAATGCCGAAAATGGTAAAAGATTGAAAAACGCAATAAAACAATTTGAAAATATAGAGAAAAGAAATGCGAGAAAATAATTTCCAAGAGGTAGAAGTATTTGAGGATGCTTTTATGAACGAGTTTTGTGATACCCTCACTGCAAAAGTGAAAGAAATCACAGGAGAGGAACTTTTTATCTGTGGCTCCTTAGCAAGAATGTTTTCAGGGGAGCTCTCAGAGGATTACACCCCCAAGGATGTGGATTTTGTAGTAAGCAAAGGAGCCTTTATCCTATTATCCAGAAATCCATTAGTCCTACAAGGTGTGGTAATGGTAGAAAAACGCCCTGATAGGATTGTCTTTTTTCTGGAAAATAAACATTGCGTAGAGCTTTGGATATTCCTAAAAGAAGACGAAGGCAAGAGTAAACAATATTTTAAAAATAAAATTCTTTATTTAATACACTTATAAATGATGGCAGCACCTATTCGATTTAAAAAAGTAGAAGAATGTACGAATTGGGACACTACCTCACAGGGAGGGCAAAAATGTATCAATTTTAGGGAAATGGATGTCCCTATCAGGGACTGGAATTTTACTCCAGAGAGTATTAATACACTTCCTTGGATGGTGGGAACCAAAGCCCCAGATCCTATCTACATGACAGTGGTCATTCCAGAGCTTAATGAACTTTATAAAGACTTTGGAAGTAATTTCCGTATTCGTATCAAGAAATACTATGTAGGCGAGGTGGATTTTGTTAAATTTACTTCATTTGAATCTTTTAACAATAGTGGTTATTTCTCTTATAGTGATGTGAATAGAGGCTTTTTGGGTGTCTTGCTTAATTTCCAAAACTTGGATAACTTACCTATTGGAAATAATACTGCCGAAGTCGTCTTTGAAGCCTATGGAGTGGATCGGCAAGGAAATGAAATCTACAAGGAATCCTCTCTAATCAAAGAGAAAAAAATAAGCATCTCTTTCAATGTAATCGGAAATGGCAACTCCTTTAATACGGATAAAAACGAGTACAACATCACTTATAATAAAGCGGATAAATCTCTCTCTGGAGACGAAAAAATAACGGTTTATACA